CGTCATATTATACTATACTATACTATTATTTGTTTATATCAAAAACGCGAAGATATATTATCCTTTTGATAGTGGATAATATCCCTTAAAATATAATTAATGCCTTTTCTCTCTTCATTCCATATCGGAGTCCTCATCGCATTCGCTGTCCTCACTTTCCAGCAAATACTTGTCGGGTTGTGTTTTGGTTTGCTTTCCCCACAATAATTCTGTGAAGTTTTTGAAGGCAAGAGGGGGGTTTTCTGCGAGATTTAAATAAAGGAAATTATATTGGTCTTGTGTTGCATACTTGAACATTTTACGGAAATTCTTTTCTCCGCCGAATTCTTCGCCGAATTCTTCACACATCTTGCCGATTTCCAGTTCGTTGGTAGTCCTGCACAAAATGACCGCCGTACAATTGTTACGGGCGATGGGCGGGCAGGAGCGGAAGTTCTGTGAAGCCATAATAAAAAGACCTACATTATAATGTCTGAAGCGTGTGCAGAACGACCATGCGGAATATGGTCTGCTTGAGGTTGATGCGGAAATGCCGACGAAATCATCAATGCAAACACTCACGCGAGGTTTGTCGCCACGATTTTTGAATGAATCCTGATATTTGCAAATGTTTTCCAGTATTTTTTCATCATATCTATCGTAGCATGTATTTGGGAATTTTTCTAATAAAAATCGACTTGACCTGTCATTCTTTAAAGTATTTGAGATGACGTAAACAGTATCAAATTGGTCTTTCAGGAAGTTTTTATTCAAATATAAATTATTAATTATTGTGGACTTACCACATTTGGTTTTGCCGATAATAAGTAAAAATTGACCTGATGCTATATCAGGAAGATTGGGATGGAGGGGGCGTGTTAACTTCCATTCAGTCCCTTCTTCTTTAATGGGTAATACAGAGAGGTCTAAACCGTGTGCATTCATTATATAATATATTATATATATATTATATATTATGACAATCCAGAACTTCACGATATTGGAATTAGCGACAGCCGTGGGTGGATTTGGGGCCGCTATAGCATTGATATTGCAACAGGTGCAGAGATCACGATGTGTGAAATGTACAATGTGCTGTGGTTTTATTAATTGCGACCGAGCTGTTGGGGCGATGCCTGCAAAAGCTGATAATGATTTAGAGGTTGGCGTGAATGTTTCACAAAACGTAACTCAAACTGGGTCGGTTCTAAATAATGAAATTATTAAAAGTGCTGCACAAATTAAACCAAAATAAGTTTTGTCGCTCACCAACGGACGTGGCTGCCATTCTTTTTTTTTGGCGAAGATTTCGTTGATGCAAGTGCACTGACCAACGGCGGCTGCTCCTCATCGCCGCTCTCCTTGGCTTCGTCACTCTCATCAGGCTTTTCTTTATTACCGAGCGATTTGAGTTTTTTTTCGGAAACAATTTTCTCTGCCTTGTCTAAATTCAATTTGCAAGTATCGCGATGGGATTCGGCAGCGACGAGGTCAACGAGCAACTGGCACTTGCTGCAAAAATTGGAAAAAACACAGGTTTCGCCTGAGGCGGATTGACACATAGTACAAGTAAACGGCATATACATTCTAAATATATTATATTTTTAAGCCGTGACAGATACTATTCCGTTTCTTAGAACCATGGTTCGCTCATAGGTGCCCCAACAGCGGGTTGTCCTCTGTCCGTAGTCAGCTGCACTACGGTATATCTTGCGCTCAAGTAGGATGGGTTTTTGTCCGATGAGCTGGCCCTCCCCGGTGCTGGGGTCGGTTGTGAGGTCGCAGCCGTAGAAATGCTGCAGCCCAACAAAGGTCTTGTTGTGGACGGTGGTGAGAGTGCCACCTCCCACAGCTACAGGAAGCTCCTGGATCGGGCTGCCTTGACAATCGACCACCGAAGCTCCTGTAGTATGCCCCGCCATAAGCTCCTGGTTTTTTAGCCAAGTGGTTTTATCCACACAAGCATCATTTGAGTATTCAACGTTATTTACACAAAAGTCACCACCGAACACACGTGAAAGCTGATGCGCTTTCTGTGACTCACGGACAATCGGGCGATTATACTTATTAAGGTCGTTGATTCGGACCTGATATTCATCGGGGCGGAGATATGCCTGTGAGTAATATTTTCCCATAAAAGGATAATCTCCTGCAGCCACACCACCGCTTCCTTGGTCAGGAGTATCTGCCCAAACTAAAGATTTGACTTTTTTGCCAGAGAAGCCGAGCTCACGAACAATCGTCTGCTCACCAGTTCCCGGGGCACCAAGGGCAGGAGTGGTTGATGTTGATAGGAGGAGATCATCATACGGAACGACTAATCCCTGAGAAGACATGGTCTGCGCGAGAAGCTCTTGCTGCCGGTCATCGCTCAATGTGAGATAGTCGACAAGCATTTTAATATTAGGATGCGCTGCTGTGACTTTGCAGTACGCCGGGGCGTTTGCACCTGGGGCGACGGATGAATTCTCGCGGCACAGAATAGCTCCCTGGTCTTGTAGCGTGGCGGCTTGGGTACGAAAGACAAGCTCAATGCTAACGGGCTGAGAAATAGCGAAAAGGGGAAGTGCCATATTTTTCATTATAGGGAAAAGGTCACTCAGTGAAATACTAAATAAACCAGTAGTAGTCGTATCATTAGTCGGCTGAGCTGTGAGTAAAGTGGCCGATTCAGATATATCTCCCCAATTGACCATGCTGGGCTGGAGTCCTGCCGGATCCAGAGCTGCCAGCGGGAGAATTCCAACTCCCTCGCGCTCGTTCTCAGGCTCTAACCCGTCTGTACTTCCAATTTTTACTGTATCTTTGCGAGTTCTTTCCTCAAGAGTTTTGAACTGGCGAGCACATTGCTGGTAAAGCGCATATTCATCGACGCTGGATATAGTCTGTGTGCCGATTTTAAAAGCGGCAGATTTTATTAGAGCATGAATACCTGTTCTAAATGGTAAAGTATAGCCACGCCCTGCTTGATCAGTCACACAGGACAACTGGATTTGTGAATTTACATTGAGAACTCCTTTATTTTGTAATTGGAAGCGACAAAATTCATCGGTAATTACTACAGGGTCTAATATCTCCGTATCGACAGACATTGTATCCACAGATTTGTATGGCTTGAGAGACATTACTTCAGGAAGTGCGTTAGCCATTATATATAAAACAAATAATTTTATTTTAAAACTTAAACTTTTTTAAAACTTTTAAAAAAGATTATTCAAAACAATTGTCGGTGCTCGAGGTGTCCTCGACTTTAAGATGAAACAGAAATGCCATTTGGCGTGGTAATCATGGTATTTTGGGCGAGGACATAAGAAAACATAGCGTTGGGGGATTTCCCGTCAAGGTCTGATATAACACGGACCGAGTAATTTGTGTTTTCGAAGTTGACACCTACCTTGAAGGGGTCTTCGCGCACTCCCATAACCTCGCAATGAACTGTATCGGGCATCGCTCCTTCATATCTGCGGCTACCAATATCATTTGTGAGTTGGTAGAGGGCACCGTTCTTCGCGATGGTGCGACCAGGAACATACTGCGGAGCATTTGCAATACCCTGATTAGTTTTCATAGACATTAGACAATGATTGAAAGCGTTGTATGGTTTAATAGCATCAATTCCAACAATATCCTTCTCAGTCTGAGGAAGTTGTCGCACGTTTTCATCCCATCTCACAGGTGCTGTATTAATACGATTATCGCGGGGAAATAAAATTCCGCCCTTTGCAAATGAAATCTCCCGAGGCTGGAGAACTGAGTCAAATGTTCCGTTATTCAATGTATCATTATGAAGACGATATGTTGCTGTCGAGTTTCTGTCTGGATTGTTAATGAAATTAGATGGTATTGTATTATGGTAGACTGCTAAAGTTTTGGATGTGCCGAGATTGAGATTCTGTGTCTGGTCAGAGGAGTTCAATACCGAGTAAATATGAGAGACCTGATTATATTGGACTGCACTCTCTGGGGTAGAGAGCATCTGATTCACGCCCTCTTCATTAGGGATTAATGCATCAAAAGATAGAGACAAATCGCTTAACTGGTAATGAGCGCCAGATGCAGTATCTGTGCCCGCGCCTGCCGTATCGGGGACATACGTGCCCGAATTAAGATAGTATGGAGATAAAAGATTAAAATCGGGGCTCATCTCTAAAGTCACAATCAGACCATGCACGCCTGTTTCGCTAAGATTAATCGTCTCGCCTCCGGAAAAGAAGCCTGTGCGGAGAGGTATCGAAAATCCTAATTTGTTATTGTATCGGACAGCGCCATTAATTGATCTGGAAGAGGTCAGTCCTCCAATAGACATATTGGAATCCAAATCTTCCTGAGATGCTGTGGTCTGGTGTGAACTGATTAGCCATCTGGGATACTGGCGAACCTGCTCAAGAGTCTGTCCATTTGATGCAGATGAGATTGTTACCTGCTGTATGGCAGAAGCAATGCCTACACGAGAATCGAGGGTTGTGTTAAAAACGGCGAGACCTGGGACTTGTTTATTATTATTTACAGGATTGCCATTCGATTGCATCAGCTGCACATCTCCATTAAGCCTAACTGATTTTCCATCAAGAAATGCCGCTCTCGATGAAATCTGAAATGAAATGGTAGGGAAACCATTTTTAAAACCGTATGTTGCTTGACTTGGAGCGTTCAGCGGGAGTACTTCAACATTCTGAACTTCTTGGATAGCAGCCATTATATATACTCAACTTTTTAAAAAGTTCATTCAAAACAAAACTAAAAGATTTAAAAAAAGTTTAGATAAAACAATTATTGCGGTGCTCGAGGTGTCCTCGATTTTAAAAGGTTAGCGCATAACAGAAACTCCGTCAGCTCTAATCGTAGCGGTATTAAGATGTGATATGAAATGGTCGTATAGTTTTGCATCTTCTGCATCATTGTATCTTGCTCGGAGGGCGAGGTCACCATTCCCAATATTATGAACCTGCCCATTTAGGGCGAAGGCTCTGCCAACAAGGAAGTCCTTCTGAACACCCCACCAAGACCGAACAACACGTCCCTGGGCTTGCACAGCTTTCTCCAATTCGCTTAAATGCAATGGCTCTGTTGAGTCGGCTCCCCCTAAGACACCATATCGGCGTGTATCTACTTCGCGATTAGGCTGAAGAGAACCACCAACCACATATTGATATGACTGCATACCGTCTACGCGTCCGACGAGACTGGAATCATGTACCTTATTATTATCGTATTGATTCTCGCTGTTTAGCGGGACGCTAAGAATACCATATGCTCTATTTTGGACAGCTGGTATCATCTGGTTAGTAAGTCCAGACAATGTTTCTACATTATGGCGGTAGAGAGTATGTGTTTTATAATCCAAATTAAGACCTTGAGATGCAACCTGATTCTGGAGTGCTTCGGTGTATCCAGCGGGAGGGGATACCTGATTCATTATCATCTGTAAATCTGTAATTTCGTATCCAGCACCAGGTTGAGTGCTAACATTCGCAGGAACGGGATCAACAAATCCACTGACGGAACCCCAGGTCTGTCTGTTCCAGCGGTCTGAGGGTTCGACGAATAGAGCAGAGCCGGTGGGGAATGCGCGAGCTAACTCCCCCGCGTTTGCCTGGCCAAATGCAGCGCGTCCACGACCATAAGGCGAATATGTAATTTCAAGACGACCACCTGCAGTGGTGTTGAAGCCGGTAGCAACACCGAGGGGTTCGCATTCACCGGCACCACCCTGTACGGTTGGTCCCAAGGTTATTGCAACATAAAGTAAATC